GATGCTGCAAAAGCATAAGTCTGTGTATTATTCCCGATTAAAACAGTGCAAGCAGTTGTGCCTGTTACAGGATTTTTAAAATCTGCAGGAGTTTGTGAAGTAGCTTGTAATTGACCAGTTGTAACTATATTTTGTGATCCAAAGTCAGGAGATATTTTTGTTCCTGCTATGGCTGCACTTGCGTTTATATCAGCATTTACAATCGCTCCATCTACTATTTTTGCACTCGTAACACTATTGTCTGCTGGTTCGCTTACTCCAAGACTCTTGAAAGTAAGGATGAAAAAGTCTGCTCCTGCTGCTGGAGCGTCACCAAGAATAATGTCTGTCCCATCAACACTAAACCCTTCACTAGGTTGACCCGTACCTGCCACTGGTTTTTGTATTACACCATTAATACTGACCAACAACTGCTGTGCTGATACAGAAGGAGGGGCAGACAAAGTGAATCTAAATGCAGATCCATTAAATGTTGCACTACCTCCACCTGTTCCAGACGATGAACTAAGTGTATTTATTGCAATGTCACTACCACCACCAGCTATCTCAGCAATAGCTCCACTATCCATTTTGGTAAACAACTTACCAGTATCAGTTCTTATCGCTAGTTCACCGATAACAAGGTTATTTGCAGCAGGATCGCTACCAGAACCTCTTTTATGTTTAATTACGTTAGCCATGAGCTATAACCTCCTTCAGATTAATAGCTACCACCGTCTATGGTTATGCCATCAAATGTTGTTAAGTTTGTGATCGAACCACCTGTTATTGCAACAGAGTTGGCAGCTTGGGTAGCAATACTGCCAAGACCTAATGTTGTACGGGCAGCAGCAGCATCCGCATCATCTATTAATGTCTTTGCGTAATTAGATAAACCGAGTGCCGTTAATGCAGCAGTCGCAGTGGTGGCTCCTGTACCCCCGTCTCCAATAGCAAGCGTTCCAGTTATTGAGGTTGCGTCAAGTTTTACAGCTATCTTTGCAGATTCAATAACAAGGCCACCATTGGTTTTAAGATCAGCCGATAATTCATTACCAGACTTAGCAATACCATCACCAGCTATGACTTGACCAGCTCCAGAGAACTGTGCAAAGGTTAAATTATTAGTTCCAACAACAGCAGAGCCCGTATCAGAAGTGCAAGTAAATCCATTTTCTGCATTAACTGTTCCCTGTTCTACAAAAACAAAAGCACCAGCAGCATTAGAACCCGTTGCCATATCTGTTGTACGAGATGGTGCTCCAGATGCGTTTACGTTATAAATACCATTCTGTGATGCAGTAGTTTGGTTCTTAATAAGTATCCGATCACCAGTTTGTAGGGTTACACCATCTATAGACTGACCATTAGCAAAAGCAGTAGATAACGTACCATTTGCAGTAGTTGTAGCGACTACAGAATCCTTAACATCAAGACCTTGAGCAACTCCATCTACATAGCCTTTATTTGCTGCATCAGCATCAGCAGTTGGATCTGCTAAATTTGTAATTTTCTGAGAGTTTAGATTAACGGCTGCTGAAGGTGCAGTCATTTGATCTAACCTATTTGTTCTTACGCCTGTATCAAAATCACTGATTTTTGTATGAGCAACAGAAGGTATATCATCTGAAACTAGAACTCTAAATGTAGGAGCAGCATCACTTCCTGTAGTAGGTCCAGATAATATTTTATTAGCGTTTTGTACTGTATCTTTATCAAAGAAACCACCTTTACCCCCAATCTTTATAATACTTGTTGCTGATCCTCCAGCACCACCAGTACCTTTACCAATAAATAGGGTTTCGGTTCCCTCAGTAAAAGCTAATTCTGCATTGGCTAATGAGGTAGGTGCTGACGATCCAGTAGATCTTTTAATTCTTAAGGTGTTTGCCATGTTAGAAGTTTCCTCCGTCTACAAGATTTTCAACGGTGCGAGTTTGATCTGCTTTAAATGTACCACTACTTTGGTCAAAATACACCACAGAATTGTTTACTTTATTATTGTCAACTAATAAAGTATTAGTGCTACTAAACTGCGGACCTTGCGGTCCTTGTGTTGCCACCGTAACAACATTAGTTTCACCATTAACCGTAACGGTATTTCTTTCGGTTGTAATGTTAACTGAAGTCATGTTGTGGTATAACCTTCACTCATAAATATTGTACCCTCTAAATAATATTCTCGATTGCCACCAGCATCAATTAATAACACATCATATTTTAAAATTTCAGGAGTAAACGTTGCTGTTTGTGCATCTGTCAAAGTTATACTTACTGATCCAGCAGATCTATCTGTATAAACCACAGAAAAGTCACCAAATTTTGTGGTGCGTGTTTCTTCCCAAACCTGAGCAGCAACAGTAAATCCTGTAAGATTTATTGGATTATTATTGCCATCCTTAAATATTAAAGGAATAGTATGATCGGATCTTCTTTGAAGAGTAAAGTTGTAAATACCTGGTTCGACTGCCATAGTTAAAACTTAATAATGTACATCATAGCTACGTTACGTGGTCTGGACTCGCCTCCTTCGTTTGCTACGCTTACTGACACATTAGTAGAAACAGAAATACCAGTATTGGCATTATTAATAGCATTATTTCTAGTGTCAGAGTTATTACTACCAGTAAACTGATTACCTCCATCATCTTGGTTTCCATAACCCCTAGAACTATGTTTGTGACCTGGATCGTTTACATTTGAGGTTGCATTTGCATTAGCACCGTGACTGTGAGATTGGTTTTGTGCTCCTTGACCACTACCAATAGATCTTCCAGGATCAACTCCTCTACCGTTATCAAAACCTCTAACAAATTCACCTCTTAGGTCAGGTAAATTCGCACCGATTAATGCTCGTAAAGGAGCGAAATTAGCTGTTATGCCATTTACCGTTCCTGAACCATTTGGAATAGCAGCACCATTACATTCAATGTAACCTGAAGGTATAGCCGTATGAGCTATACAGAAAATTGCTCCAACAGGTACACCAGCTATGGTTTCAAAAACTAAAACACCTGAAGCATTAGTTTTTAAAAAACCGCCATCTATAACTGCTGGTGGTAATGTGTATGTTCTATTTTCAGTTATAGAATTTGAAGCAGAAAAAGCTGTGAAATTACTATTATCATTTTTTCTAAATTCAAATTGAGCTCCATTTCTTAATTCAATACCATAACTACCGACCGTAAATCTTTTTGTTCCTCCAGTTGAAACACCTATACTGTTTGCACTGTTTTTATAAAAGCCTGTATCTGTATCTGTGTTAAAAACTAATGAAGGCGAACCTTCTGAACCATCAGATATTTTTAATGCACCTGTCATGGATGATGTTCCATTTGCAGCTAATAATCCTAAATTAGTTTCATTGACATTTCCAATCGTTGTAAATGTATTGTTTTGAGAATTTCTTATTTTAATATTATTATCAGAACTATCACCATAAAACATAAAAGCTTCAGGATTAGCTGGGTCACTACTTCCACTGCTATTAGTCTTTATAGCTTCTAGAACAAGATTAATGTCTTGACGAACTTGAGCTCCTGTATTATTTTCAATATTAAAATCCGAAACTTGGGCCATTTATAAAATCTTTTCCTCCATATTACACCCCTTTACCATAACCGACAGCCGTAAATGTAAAAGTTCTAGCAACTCGATTGTCATTTGAATCTCTAATAGAAATATCAAAGGAAGTGCCAGTTATGTTTAATATGTTTACATATTCACCAGTATTCAAATCTTGAACAGTGACACCCACATTTGGTTTAAAAGAATTAAGACCACCTAAAGTTGATGTTCCTGTAAAAAATCTATTTGCAAAAGTTACAGTTTTTTGGCTAGATGTACTCGACTGCTGTGCAGCCATTGATATTGGGTTATTAGGATTGCCTGTTAAGTAAGAGTTTTCAGTTCTTGATGGGAATAAAGCTGTAATACCTGCTTGCTGTACATCTATATTTTCAACCAATGGTTTACCAGTTGTTAATTTTAATTGAAAGGCAAAAGCTCTTCCTTTAAAAGTACCGTTTGTTAAATCAGCAAACTTAGTGAATTTAAGAAAATTACCACCACCACTATTTACAGCTTGATTAATAAAAGAGGTTAAAGTAAATTTATTTGCATTTGGAACTGTTTGTACAGTGTAAAAAGTAGAAAAATTACTTTGATCGAATATTATTTTTATATTATCACCAACTTTAAGTCCATGACTTGTTGCAGTACAAGTTATTACCGTTCCAGAAGTAGTACCGTCTTCACTTCCATCATCTTGTACATAAGTAAAGCTTGTTCCATTTGTAAAAGCTATAGCGGAAGAAGCAGGATCAACGTCTGTTGAAGCTACAAACATTTTACAATTAACTGAATCTGCTGAAATTCCATCAAAATTACCATCGGTTGCATAGTTATCCCAACCACCATCTGCAGGGCCGCCTAATGATGGAGGTGGATCCGGTATAAGTTGATCTAAAAGACTAAGTTTTCTATATATACCAGTTGTAGTAAAAGTATTAAATGTTAAATTATTTGCTGCTGTTATTGCTAAATCAAATTCGGTTGTACTTCCTACGGCTGAAACACTATAAAATCCACTCACAGGATTATTATTACCTTGACCGACAAGCTCTACTGAATCTCCTACAGCAAGACCATGTGCTTGTTGAGAAAGTAGTCTAATAGTTTTTGCTGGTATTTGTACCCCTTGGATAGATTGAGTGTTATTTGAATTATTAGCTTTGATGCTAGTAGTAGTTTTAAAAGGTTGTTGTACTTGAAAACCTACTGACCTAATAAATCTCTTTATATCTAAAGCATAAACTTGTTCTAAATCAATTAAATCTTTAAAATCATAAATACCAGTTGTTATCCCTGGGTTTTCCACTATCCTCAAACCATTATTAGCCTCCTCTGCATTAATTTTTTGTCCGCTATAAGCAGGTGATAACAAATCTTGTCTTGTAGTAGTACCTAATGTAATTATTTGTTGATCTAAAATATCTGGTAAATCTACAAGAACACTTGCCGATCCAGTACTAAAGTTACCTTGGTCATCTTGAAAACGAAGAATATATTCACCCTCTAAAGCTGGAACTACCTGCTCTGTGCTATTACCAGATAAAGCTGCTACAAGATCTATAGCATTATTGAATGTGCCAGTACCGTCAGTTAAAGAACTATGTCTTACATAGACTCGACCACCATGTATAACGTCTGGATCTATTGCTTGATCCCATTTTAATCGTACATTTTTGTTATCTACAGGTTCCATTTGTAGATTTTGTACATCTCCAGGAGGTGCATTTTTTCCAACAGCGTTAAAAATTAAATCATCTGAAGTTGCTGATAATTTTAAAGCTGCATTATATGAAAAAACTTTAAATTCATAAGTCCCAGCTTCAGTATTTACTATTTCAAAATCTGGCCTAAATACAACTTCACTTACCCAGTTTGTGTTGTTAAACCTATATTGAACTAGATACTGACTTACACCTGTAACAGAAACCCAAGATAAAATTAATTTTGGAACTGCTAATTTATTTATAACTGTAATTATTTCTATGGCTTTTAAATTAGAAGGCGGTTCTTTAAGTTCATTTAAAAGTGAAATATTTCTAGGAGGTAAGCTTATCCCTTGCTCAATATTATTATATTTACCATCGATATAAGTTAAAGCTGTAACTGCAAAATTAATACCATCCTGTTCCTCTACAGTTATCACTCTAAACGTTTGAGCTTGTAATGTAGAACTTTGAACAAGCCAAATACTGTTTTCATTTGGTGTCGTAGACAAAGCAGAATCTAAATTTATAACACCATTTAATATTTGACCTATAATATTTCTTGTTTCGAGACTGCCATCAGGCATCATTACACTACATTTTTTATTTGTTCCTGTAAATGTACTAAGATCTTTTACATTATCAACTGTTATAGCAGTAGTTGTAGCAGATTTTATACGGCCACTTCTACGCTCTCCTCCTCTAACTGGATCGTTGATAGAAATAACAGATCCAGGTCTGACTATCGCTCCTGCATCTATTGATGTTGTAAAACTTACTACCTCAGTTTCTTGTTGCTCACTGAAAAGTATTGCCTTACCTAATCTTTGAGCCTGACCACGAGAAGTACAAGCAAATGCTTTTACATCTTTCTTAATTATTCCTAACTTATTTTGAGCAGTAGTATCTTCTACAACCTCATAATCTATCTCTCTGCTATCCATGTTGAAATAGCTGACATTTATTACTGTATGTCTTTGTTTCAGACTGCTACCTGAGTAACTGAACCCACCTTCACCTACATTCGCCAAGCTAAAGAGATAGCTTGGATCTGTTGGTCTATCCTGCGAGATAGTGACAGAACCTTCAGACCAGATAGGAAAACATCTCATCACTCCTGCTAATTCATTTATCAAAGTAAATGCTTCTGTTGATCCCTGTATATTTACATTGCAACTGAATCTAGCTTCCTGCCCTCCAAAGCCATCATCTACTAACTCATTAGCATACTTACTAGCAGCAATAAAACTAAATAAGTCTAAATTGCTGTCTGTGATATGCGTTCCAAATCCATATCTTTCAGTAGTAAGAAGATCAAGCAATATTAAAGCAGGACACGAGCACCATTGAGCAGCACCCATCGTTCCATTGAATATATAACCACTTGGATAAACTATTCTGCCTGTTTGTAAATCAACAGTAGGAGTACCAGAATTTGATGCTCCTGCTCCTGGGATTCTTACCTTTACACCACGAATACGAAAAGCTCTTTTAGGTATAGAACTGAACTGTTCAGAATCTATTCTCAGATTTGTATAGGCACTGTTTAAATATCTTTGTTTATCATCGACAATCTCACTGATACTTGTCCATGTAAAAGCATCAACAAGATTTGATTCTGTGCTATCTGCTGTAACCCTTACAACCCTAATATCAACGGGAAAAGCACCCGTAAAAGAAACACGATATTCTTTTTGGTAGGCATCAGCAGTTCTACCTGTAATCGTGTCATTGATTACGTCTGTAAAACCACCACCATTGTATTGAACTTGTATCTTTAGGTTGACAGAAGAACCTAATAAATCACCTTCATCTGTAGCTTTCTGTAGCTGCG